TGCATATCGTAGCATATAAGCACGAACAACCTTATCAGCATAATCAGGATCAAAACAATCCCGATAGTCACCACCAATCTTGCTAAACTCCACAGCGTCCTGATGGTATACACGCCAAATCTGATAGACCCCAATAGCGTTACCAGAATCACCAACGGCAGAAGGATTATTGTTAGACTCAACAATGCGAATTGCAGCGAGAACATCGTTCATTTCCTTTTCAGTGAGAGCATGTGCAGAGGGGGTAGAGAAGAGGGCAACAAGGAGGAGGGGGAGGAGAGTTTTCATTGAAAATCCTTATTGTTAGTTTAAAATTAATGTTTTTCGTGTGGGAAGGCAGAGAGTAAAGCCTGCGAGTTATTTCGGTTTATTTGGGATTTTTTCTTTAATTATTTTTTCATCATGCCGCGATCAGGTCGGTGATCTTCTCGACCAGAGGGCGACACGCGGCACGATTCTTGAGCGACTTGACGTAGGCGTTACGGATCTTCGCCTTCGATGCGTTATCGTCGAGACCTTCCATAGCGTCATCGGTTTCCTTCGCAGCGTTATCGTAGACGAGGAACGCAGCGTCCCATCCGCCTCGACTGTTCTCAAGGTAACCCCAGCCCTCATTCTTCCATCGCTTCAGAGCATCAGCGAGGTTGGGGTGGGGAGTGCGACATTCGAGAGTCATCTTGCCTTCGGTCTTGCCGACCATAAAGAAGTTGATGACCTTCGAACCAGTCTCGCCACGGATCCATTCGCAGATCGCAGACTGACCACACTCGCCGGAGTAGGATCGGTGGCTGGCGGAATCGACCACGATGGTCTTTTCGGAGCCACTGTTGGCGAGATCGTCGGAACCGGATCCATCGGTGAGGAAGATGATGTTACCGACCTCAGCCTTGCTCTTCGCCATCAGAGCCTGATGAGTGAACTTGGAGATGGTGAGCGAAGCACCGAGGGGAGTCCCGCCCATGCCCAGATCGCGGATGTACCCAGTAGAGTAATCGTCGGCAGTCTTTCCAAGAACATAGGCATTCTTGAGATCAACATTGAAAAGATTGTTGCGGCTGGAGGTATCGAGGATCTTGATCAGTCGAACGGAATCGCAAACTTCGCCGCCTTCGAAGATGCCATTCTTCTGATTGGGGCTATGTGACTGGAAGATGTAAACTTCACAGGGAACGTTCACCTTCTTGCAGAACATGGCGAGCATCGATGCCTGACGGATGGTCGAGACACACTTGCCGGACATCGAACCGGACCAGTCGATGACGATAGTGAACGCATGGTTCTTACCGTTGGGCTGGATCTCGGTCTTGAGGAAGATGTCTTCCGTCAACTTGTAGTTAACAAGTTTGTTCATGTCGAGGCGACCCGACTTGCCGACCTGAGTACGCTGGTCGATGTGAGCCGCCTGCTTGCGTTCGAACGCCGTAGCCATCGCGTTGACGGTCGGGCGGAGGGACGCGAGAACGTCCTCGGAACCAGCATAGGTCGCCTCTCGGATCTCGCCTGCCTTGTGTGCCTTCCAGAAGATCTTTCGGGTATCTTCGATGGAGACCACGGCTTCCTCGCCCAGACCCTTAGGCATCATGGAAGTGGCGATTCGGCTACCGTAGTATCGTTCATCTTCTCCGGCAGCATTGGCAAGATTGCTTTCCACAGCGTCGAGAGACTTGGCAACCTGATCGTCCCAGCCCTGCTGGCTACCGATCTCACCATTCTCTACATCGTCAGAAGACTTCTGTTCGCCTTCGGCAGACTCACCATCGTCGGTATCGTCTTCCATCGACTCGCCGGAATCTTCGCCGCCCTGCGACTTGCCACCTTCGCCATCTTCGGCGGTGGTATCGTCATCGCCGGACTCCTGTCCGCCTTCGCCACCCTCTCCGGGTTCATCGCCGGACTCGGTGGTCTCACCGGGAAGACCGGTGTCGCCGTCTTCGCCTTCTTCTTCTTCGCCTTGATCGCTGGCGGGCATAGGCATGTCGCCTTCACCTTCGCCAACCTCGGGCATACCAACCGGCGGCTGGTTTTCTTCGTGCTGCTGCTTAACCAGTTCCAGAACGTCCTCGACCAGAGTCATGACATCCTCATAGGTCTCAGTGTTCTCGGCACGATCCACGAAGACCTGCTCCTCAGCAGAGAAATCGATCTCGCCATTGTAGGCTTTGGCGTGGAGATTGAGACGGTCAAGGAAGCATCGGTCGTTCAGATCCTCGTCATCCTTGACTTCGAAGAGATTTCTCTCTCGCATCTCAGGATAACCAGCAGCATAGTCCCGGCGGAGACCGGGGTAGCGGCGTTGGATCAACTTGTCGATTCGAACATCCTCGACGATGTTCAGGGTAGCCATGCAAATGTTTTCAGGAACCTTAAAGGTTTCCGAAAGACGCTTGAGGGTGGCGGCGATGTCCGGGTCGGTGGTATGCAGGGCGTGGGACACTTCGTGACCAAGCAGCATGTCCACCAGTTGCTCGGACATACCCTGCCATGCTGGCATGGTCAGTTCGCGGCTGTCGGTGTTGAACATGGCGGTCTTCGCCTTAGAGCAGACCCGAACGTGGATGTTCTCGGTCGCCAGAAGACGGGCAAAGCCGGACGAGACTGTGGGAAGGGGTTTCGTTTCCATGCCCATACTGTACCAGAAATCCGACCCCGTAGGGGGCTGGCGGGTGAAAAAACATGATTTTTCTCAACTTTTCTGACCCCTAACAGAACCCGAACACGGGGGGTGGCGAAATCTATACCTTTATAGGGGCAAAAAACGACCCCCTCTGTTAGGGCTATGTTAGGGTCGAAAAAAAAGTTCAGAAAAATGCCCAGAATTCACCCAAGAGGGTTGCAAGGGGGTTCGATCTCGGTTACAGTATGTGCATATGAGCGACTTCAAGATTAACAAGCCCCGCCGCGAATGGCTCGATGCACTCGCCGCCACGGGGGAAACCACCTTCACCACCCAGACTGCTCAGGCAGTCGCAGAAGCCAACGGCTGGAACGGGATCCCTCTGTGGTTCCGATCTCCAGACTCTCCGTTCAAAATCGGTCGCGGTGTGTTCAGCATTGCGATGTACACCAATGGTTCACCAGCCCCAGCGGCTCCCGCTGCTCCCGCTGCTCCTGCGACTCCGGTTGCTGAGACGGCGGCGGCTCCCGCTGGCGTTGCTCGTTCCTCACAGGCTCCGGTCATGCTGATGGCTGGGGCTGAGTCCCGTATCGTCCCCGAGAAGATGGAAGGCTACGTCAAGTGGGGTCACCACAAGGCTGTCGCCACCATCATCGGGTCGAACGAGTTCTACCCCGGTTACGTCACTGGTCTCTCCGGTAACGGTAAGACCACCATGATCATGCAGGCTGCTGCCGACATGAACCGCGAGATCTACCGTGTGAACATCACGCGGCAGACCGATGAAGACGATCTGATCGGCGGCTTCCGTCTGGTCAACGGCGATACGGTCTGGGTCGATGGTCCGGCTGTGGTCGCTGCGAAGCAGGGTGCTATCCTGCTCCTCGACGAGATCGACCTCGGCGGTCCTGCTCTGATGTGTCTCCAGCCCCTGCTGGAGGGTAACGGGATCTTCGTCAAGAAGACCGGCGAGTACGTTGTTCCTGCGAAGGGTTTCAACATCTTCGCCACTGCCAACACGAAGGGCAAGGGTGACGAGACCGGAGCCTTCGCCCATACGGGCATCATGAACGAGGCGATGCTCGACCGATTCCCGGTGACGATGGAACAGCCTTACGCCAGCGAAGCCGTCGAGAAGAAGATTCTCAAGGGCAAGGGCAAGATCTTCGGCGTGGATGTCGCTGCCGAGGATGGTTTCATCACCTCGCTCGTCCAGTGGGCGAACAACATTCGCAAGTCCTACGAGGTTGGTGCTTCGACCGAGATCGTCACCACCCGCCGTCTGGAGTCCATCCTCAAGGCGTTCTCGATCTTCGATGATCGTATGACCGCCATCGAGATGGGTATCTCCCGCTTCGACGAGCAGACCAAGAGCGACATGCTCAAACTGTTCGAGAAGATCTCCGGTGAGCAGACTCCGGTTGCCGAGGAAGTCGTTGACCTCGCTACCGCCACCCGCGTGGATCTCACGGTCAATTACGACCAGCGTGATGAAGCCAAGCAGCACGGTGCGAAGTGGGATGCCACTGCCAAGAAGTGGTACACCACTGGCGAGAACTACGCCGCCCACCGTTCTTACTTCGACACCGTGCAGCCCACCGCTGCCCCAGAGGGAAATGACAATGACTGCCCCTTCTGATTCCAATGTTTACACTATTGTGCAAGGTGTGCCTGATCTCCCCGATTTCGCCCTTGTGTTTGTTACCCCTGAGGAGGATCCTGATTCTGACCTCCTCGCAGATCCGTATTACGGAAAGGATTGCTAATCATGGCTCGACCACGAAAGCATATCGTCGTAACGGCTTCCCAGATTGAGGAAGCATTCACCAACGGTCGCGTGACCGTCCCCATGCTCGCTGCAATGGCGGGTGTCTCAGTGCCGACCATGCGGCGGCATCTCGCCGAGACCTTCGGCGACCGCATGACCTTCCAGCGGGGTCGGACGGGTGGGCTGATGCTCGCTCCCGCCACCCCCGAGGTGGAAGCGGACACCGCACCGCTTGCGGAAACTCTTGCATCCTGACGGATGCTGCTCATATGCTGCCCACTGGGGGAAACCCCGGTGGTGCAGTTTTTGCAACTTTGTTTGCGACAACCTGAAATAAACAGTCTATGTGTAAGGGTTCTGTTAGGGAACCCGTCAGCCCTAGCCCCACCCCCCTTTTCTTTCGGATTGCTCACTAGATGAAAAACCCCAATTCATACAGTAAATCTGAAAACAACATGGGGGGTATAGATTTTCGAAAAATTTTCGCGGGTCAATTTTTGCCCCAGACCCCCTTGCAGGTTCTGGCAATCCGAGGTACAATATTCTTCTCATGATCAGGCAACAAGATTCTTTTAACTTTGAACTTTTCAAGTCATACTACGTCAATCCCCGTACCGATAAGCCGAACAGGACTGCCCGTATTCGTTTCACACATGCCCGTGGTCCCGGTAATGGATCAGGCTCAGTATTGGTTCGAATCTACGATGGGTCTTCCCCCACGGCAGAGCGTGTCCTAGACATGACCGACCTTGATGATTTCGTGACCACTGATCCTGATGGTTTCCGTGAAGAGGTGTGTGATGCAGCAGGTTTGAATCGATCTGGTTGGGAGACCGATCCTTGCACTATCATTGAAGATTCAACCGATGGTGAATACGGAATCACATTTGCCCGTGCCATTTGGAATGCTCTGGTGAAGAATGGATTCAGTGTGAATCTAGATACATCGTCGCCGGAGGAAACCTTCCCGCTTGGGACTCCCCCACACATCACAAAAGTTACAAGCAATTACGCACTGGAGGCTTAGGGAAAACGTATGAAGTTTCACAAAGTTATGAAGAACGCCGAGAATCTTTATCAAACCTTGTGGTCTGACGATCATGAGACACGTTGGTTCGTGTGTTCATCGTCCCACCAATTCGCCGGAGAACCCTACGAGGTGGATGAGGCAATGGTGTTTCCTTCATCCGAGAGGGGAGAGATTTGCTCATGGAGTGAACTCGCGGTGAGGAAGCCCCACTCGGTTGATCACGGTGTGCATGAGCAACTCGTCCAAGAGGCATACGACACTCTGATGGAAAAAGAGGGGCGAGAGTACGCCGAGGATGCGGCAGCCGAGGGGCGAGAACGAATGCGAAGTGAGGCGACCGAGAAGAGAGATTCCGATTTCAGTGATGTTGACTGGGTTGGCTGAAAACTTTAACCTTTCAAAAAAACCGTAAAAGAGGCAAAAATTTTGATCAAGACGAACAAACTAGTACGAGATCGAGTCTGTGAGAATCTGAGTGAGAATGGAATCACGAAGAGTACGAAGGTTCGATACCTCAGCGGCAAGGAATATGAAACCTTTCTGTTTGCGAAGTTGATGGAAGAGTGTGCCGAAGTCATCGGGGCAAACACAAAGGAACAGACTACCGAGGAACTCGCGGATCTCCTCACGGTGATCGATGCGGTTCGAAACCACTTTAACATTTCGGAGACCGTTCTCTCCGATGCCAAGACCCAGAAGCATAATGAAAAAGGAGGCTTCATCGATGGCTGTTTGCTTGAAGGAATCGAATATCGGGACTGATAATTATATCATTGCAGTTGGTTTCACTGACTTCAGTTGGGACTTTGTGACACAAGAGGCAAGAGATCAAACCGGAGCGTTGGGATTGGTGCGTAAGGCATACGACAATGGAGACACGAGCGAGACGCGAACCGTTGCGTTTGTTCATCCCGTTGGATGTGAGAAGCGTTTTCTCATGGCTGATCATGATCCTATGTTCAGGATGTACAATCCTGATGAGAGGGATCCCGAGAATGATGAGGATGAGGAGTGGTTCGATATGGAAGGCGACTGTGATGATGATTACCTTCGACAACGAGATCGATGAATAAGTTGAAACTACTTGGGTTGATTGGTACAGAGTGCAAATTATGTGGGTACAACAAGTGTCTTCGTGGTCTACATTTTCATCACATCCTTCCCCCATCGGATGGGCTGTGGGAATGGCGACGAGGATCCAAGACTATCTCCAACGCTCTCTCCAATCTTCCCGAGTGGCTTCAACTTGAACAAATTGATAGAGTTATCACTTTGTGTGCAAATTGTCATGCAGAAGTTCATGATGGTTTGCATCCAGAGATTCCCTGCCCACCGACGAGAAGTCCGGGTGGTAAGGAACATGTGGTAGAAACAGTAAAACAAGAAACAACTCTTTGGGACATGTGAAAAAAGGATTCATAATGAAAATCAATAAAGACTATTACGAGATTCGATTCTCTGCTGACGAACTCCGAATGATTGACGCGGCACTTTCGCGGGGTCCACTTGACAAGGACAGTGAGGACGACTATAATCGTCTACGTTGTTTGCTGTCTAAGCATGTCGAAGTATCTGATGTGATGGACGGAACTATTCCCGTGCCACCAGCAGAGACTATCACCGAGACCCTCCCCGAGAGTATCCTTCAATGATCACACCCAGCACGTTCAAAGGCTCAAACGCAATTGATGATGTTAAGCGTTTTTGTGAGATTAGCCAATACGCTGCATCCGACAGCACCGAGTACACGCTTGGCATGATGCTCGCAATACACGCGACCGAGTACATCACGAACAATCTCGACAGCATCACCGCCTCTCTGTCCCACCGAGAACTCAATTCATTGACCAATATGTTTCAAGTCTGTGGTGAAAGAGTCGCGGAGTACAGAAGAGATATCATGAACTCTCTTGAAAAGGATGAAGATTATGATTGATAAAGATGAAGTTTTCGGATTCTTGGACGAACTTCGTGAAAGCGGTATCACAAATATGTTTGGTGCAGCACCTTTCATACGCAGTGCTTTTCCTGATGTGGACAAGAAGGAGTCAAGAGAACTTCTGGGTGAGTGGATGAAAACGTTTTCAGAAAGGCAATCGAACAATGGCTAATTGGGATATTACACATGGTGATTACAATATTGGTAACAAGACCAATCACCGCGAACTTGTAAACTCTGTGGTTCACTGGTTCCTCGGTCGGTATTCCATGAACAGGAGATCGGCGGATCAACACCGAATCTTGAATATCAATCTCAAGACCTACGAGACGATGAAGTGTTGGGGTGAATGCTACGAGGGCGAGAACGCTATTGACTACGTTATCGACATCGCCACCGATCAATGCCTTCGGGACTTTATCGCTACGCTCATGCATGAGATGGTTCATGTTCTCCAATGGGAGCGTGGATCGTGGAAGGGAGAAGGGGAACGCGAAGCGACTCAACTTCAATACGATCTTGCAGACGATTTCTGGAGGTGTGGAAATGTTTGAGAGTTTCATATACTTTTCACTGTGGTGTACTGGCATCACCGCAGTGTGTGCCTTTTTGAAGATTGCCACGGATTGGGATAAGTCATGACAAACTACAACAAAGATTTGAACTTGAAGTTTCAAACTTCAAACAATCACGAAAACAAACCCTCACTTTTTCTCTGGGGCGTTGACGCAAAGGAAAAGTGTGATGGGTTGACTGTAACTCACATAGATACCCTCATCGAGTTCCTACAAGGACAGCGTGATACTCTAGTGTCGAGTGCAAACAACAAACAACAAACTTTTCTTTTCGAAGACGGGTTTGAACTGCCAACAGTAAAGGATGATCATAATGGCTAAGATTGATATTAATGATGTGGACTACTCAAAGTTTCTTCCGACCCAAGACTACGTTCTTGCCGTGCGAGACAAGGGTGAGGCGAGAACCGCAGGTGGTGTTTACTATGCAAAAGAAGAGACGAAGCAAACTGCAACCGTAATCGCAATTGGTGACTCCGAGGATTTCGAAACGAGCCGAGTGAAGCCGGGGTCAAAGGTTTACTTTGTTGAAAAGGATTACATGCCTCTTGGCACATTCCTTATCATCAAACTTACATCTATCATCGGTGTGTTTGAAAAGTGATTCTCTAACTGTTGGCGGCGTAGCCCAACAGGCAGAGGCAGTGGACTTAAAATCCATACAGTGTGGGTTCGAATCCCACCGCCGCTATTATACTGATTGTTTAAAATTTAAAGAAGTGTAAAAGATGGTAAATCAAAATCACAAAAGAGCAAAGGGACCAAAGTGGGACAAGGACGATGCAGGTCGTCCGATGTTTCGTTCCAAGTTATTTGGTAAACTTACTCCGCGTGATCCCCGATCTCAACGCCGAGTCTGGAAACAAAATAAACCAGATTTTGATTGAGAGGGGTTGACACGATTCAGTATGCGGTTACAATAGTCGTATGACCGCGAGCGACACCGCTCGCATGACAAGTGAATAAGAGAAACGTCTGAGATGACAAAAAACTATAAGAAAGAGAATGATCGTCTCTTTCTGGGACTCGCATAATGATGCTTTGATTGGGCATAGTGCAAATCCTGAGTGGTTTAGCGACCTGTCTGTGCGATGCAGAAATGCTTGTATGGATGACCCTTAGCGGGGTGTGCAGGATGGTCCGAGTAGGGTACACGCTAACTCGTACAGTCACCCGAAAGGTTCTGGTAATTACGACAATCCAGAGTCCCACGATCAACCCGGTGGGGTCGGGCGAAAGCCCGATCCCATCTTTCCCCCAGAATAGTGTTGACTTGATTTGATTCAACGCTACAATGGACTAGCGAATGGGAAGCGGCTGGCGACAGAGCCACTTCCTTCTTACTGAACCTGTCGTAACATTATGGAGAGTTCATCATGAACAAGTCCCGTCAGATCATCAAGTTCCTCGCCACCGGCAAGGATCTCACCACTTCGCAGGTGCGAAGCATGTTCGGTATCACCAACGTTGGTGGTGCTATGTCCCGAGTCCGCAAGACTGCGGAGCAGTACGGCAACTGGCGTATTGTCAGCACTCCTCTCAAGAACGGCAATGGTATGCGGTTCTCGATGAAGCGTGTGATCCTCGCCAACCCCACGGTTGACGCGAGTAACCTTGAGTCGAGCCTCGCCTGATTAGGAAGGTTTGATATAACACCCTATGATTACTAAGGATGTTAATTATATTATGTGTCCTCTCTCCCCAAACGGCTTTGCTACCCTGTCCTCAGGAATGTAAGGTGATGACACAGGTGACCTGTGCGGGAAACTGTGCAGGTCATCTTTTTTGGAGACAACTAAATATGACTGGTAAGCATGGTGCAGGCAAGGGAGATAAGTATCGTCCCGTTGACCAAGACAAGTACCGAGAAAATTGGGAGGCAATCTTCGGTGATTCAAACAGGAAGAGAAACTCATCATCAAATGCAAAGGGCGTATCTAAGAAGTCAAAGAAGACCTCTCCCCGTAACAAGCATTGACATTTCAGGATGGATAAAGAAAGGTTTTAACAATGAACGATATTCAACTAGTGAGATTTACAAGCGGCGAAGAAGTTCTCGCATCTCTTGAGCCGACCGGCGATGCAACTAAGTTGCTCAAGCCGCACCTCATCATTCCGACACAGGGTAAGGGAATTGCTCTTATGCCGTGGTGTCCATACTCCAACATTCAGGACGATGGTGTCGTGGTTCAAAACGAAAAGATCATGTTCGTCACCACTCCCCACAAGGAACTGGCGAAGGAGTACACCACGATGGTGACTGGTATTGAAGTACCAACCGCAAGTGAGTCGATGGTGCTTGGCAAGGGTCTCATTACGGAAGGTTGATCGATGGCTACACGCTCTGCTTATGGTGTTGGAAAGAACAGTGATAGATCTTTTAAGGCTGGCAAGCCCCGCCGCCCCGGAAAGAGAAAGTCATGGGCTACCTCAAAGGGTAAAACTTCCAGATCAGGAAACGGTAAAAAGTTGAGGTTCTAATCCACTGGGTGCGTAACTCAGTTGGATAGAGTAGCGGTCTTCTAAACCGCAAGTCGCAGGTTCGAGTCCTGCCGCACCTGCTTTGTTCGGTCCTGTAACTCAATTGGTAGAGTAGTCGGCTTTTAACCGATAAGTTGTGAGTTCGAGTCTCACCGGGACCATTTGCCACTGTGGCTCAATTGGTAGAGCAGTTCACTAGTAATGAACAGGTTAGGGGTTCGAGTCCCCTCGGTGGCTTGACAGAGTGTAGCACAGTTTGGTAGTGCGTTCGGTTTGGGACCGAAAGGTCGCAGGTTCAAATCCTGTCACTCTGACATTTTCGTTTTTTCTATTTGATTTACAAAGGAGTAAATATTATGTTTAAGATTTTTTCAAGTGTCTGTTACGGACTTGGTTTTGCGTCCATCGCACTTTCGCTTTTTGCCTACATGACATCCGGTATTGCTGAAGCAACCTATCTTGGTCTTTGGGTTCCTTCCTTCCTTCTGGTTGGTGGGTTTCTTGAATCCCGAGACCAGTGAAAGTAATTCATAAAATTCAAACCCTAAGGGACTATGCCTTTCCGTTGTCTTTGTCTGAATCAAAGTCATCGAAGAGGCATGTCTCATTGATAGTTGATAAGGTTGGAAACATTCTTTCACATGGAAGGAATGGTGTGAAGACACATCCACTATCAGAGAAGTATGGATATCGTTACGGAGAAATGCATTCTGAACTTGACTCATTCACTCGTTTGCCTTACTATACACGTTGTAGAAACGATTTGATTCTTGTGAATTTTCGTTTCAACAGGTTTGGTGACATGCGTATGTCTCGACCATGTGTAAAGTGTATGCCGTGGTGTACAGCAATCTTCTCACGAATCTTTTATTCAACCCGTGAGGGTATT